TGCGTCAGAGAGTGGGTTGCTGCCCGCAACCAATTCTCTATTCTATACCCCGAACGGTTCAACAGATGACCCGTGAAACCCGCATGGGCTAAACCCCATACACAGAGTTTCGGATACTCCCCCCGTAATCGGTGAAATCCACCAAGATCACCTCTCCACCCATTTCCCCACAATCAACCCCGGCACGGATCCCGCCATCCTCTCCGCATCCCGCGCCAGATCCAGCCGTTTGCGCAGTTTCACCTGCGGCACCAACAGGAATATCGGCGCACTGACCTGCCCGCGTCCGGTTTTTGAGCGCGAAGCCACCGCCAGTCCCCGCGTGTTGATCCGCGCCTTTTCCGCCACCAACAGGCTGGGACCATTGCGCCGATAGATGAATCGCAGGCGTATCCCCCGGCGGCGCTCCCATTCTGCTGGTGTCAGGCGCGCACCGCGTCGGCCTTTCCCTGCGGCCTCGGTCGGGATTGCCAGCCAGAAGCCGGATTTCGAGCGGATCAACGCGCCTCGATCATGGGCGTTGAGGATTTCCGGGGCGTTGCTCCAGATCAGGGCAGCGGCATTGATGCTGTCGCCGCTGGTTGGATAGGTCTTGTTGCGAATGGTGCGCGGCAGGCGGTGCCCCAGACCAGCGCGGCTGATCTGTTCGCGCCAGTCCTGTTTCAGCTCGGCTCCGGCGGATTTCATCGCGGCTGTAACCGCGCGTTCACCGGCTTTGATTTCCTGTTCCAGCAGCGCTACCAGGTCGGGCGAGAACTCCACCAACAGCTTCATGCGGGCACCAGTTCGACTGTCCAGATAAGTCGCTCACTGTCCCTGACAGGCTCACCCTGAATCACAAAACTCTCAACTCCGAGAATGATCAGATCACCGGGCCGGGGATCAGCAAGTTCGCTGACCCGCACATCGACTGTGGTTGTATCACTGACAATGCGCGCGGACCCAAAATCAGTGACCCGGTCCGGCGCGCGGCGGATAACCCGGATCGGGTGCTCCTCGGATGTGGTGCCCGATATCCAGACCGCTGCCACCGCCATGTCGACATGGGAGAATATCCGGTCCATGGCGGTTGCGAAGGCGTTCACGATCGCCCCCGTCAGTTCGAGCTGTGCAGGCGGATGGCAATGCGGGGGCGCTTGTTGACCGGCAGGATCGAGGCCTCGGTCATCAGATCAATCCAGCGGCCTTTCTCGTCCAGATGCTGGCGGGCATAGAGCGGCAGACCCATGGTGTTGGCCGCTTCCAGCAGGTTGGCTGGCCCGCCATAGGTGGTGAAGGTGTCAAACGTGCCCATCGGAAAGGCGATGCCTTCGCCCGCCGGGATTAGCCGTTCCGTGACGCCAGTCGAGAGGGTGACGCTGCCGTTGTATTCTTCAAACAGGATGCCCGCGAAGGGAAATGCCCGGCGCATATCTTCGCGCAGGGGCTGGGCCCCGGTGGCGGCAAAGAACTTGTAGGCATCCGCCGTCTTGGAATGCGAGATCAGCTTGTCGAAGAACTCGGAGCTGACAAGCGCATGCACGCTGGTCATCGACTCGCCCAGCAGGTTGTCCTCGACACTGCGCAACACGGTGCGGACCTTGCCCTGCATATTGGTGCCTGCGGTGCCCAGCACGAAGTCCACCGCGATCTGGGACAGCCCGAACTCGGTGAAGTAATTGTAGAGCGTGGTGCCCGCGCCGTCCTTCACAATGCCACGCAGCGCATTCATCTCCATGTATTCGCGGGTCTGGGCATGTTTGCGCCGCATCAGGGTCAGCTTGCGTTCCATGACTTGCAGCAATGGATCAGCGGCATCTGACACCCCAATCGCCGGAACCCCCTGAATGTCGCTCGGCAGGATTACATCGTCATGCGGAATCCACGGCAGCGCGAAGGAGCGCATGGAGCGCCCCTCGCGCTGCCCCAGCGTGGCGGGGCCGCCCAGCGGGACAGTGGGCAGCAGGCTGAGAATGCCCTCGAACTGCTCGATGATGACGGAGCGCTGGGTGACGCCCTGAAAGCGGAACAGGCCAATCTGGGACAGGCGGGAATGCAGATTGGGCAGGATGTTGATGGCCTGGGTCATTTCGGCCAGCGAATAGCCGCCGGTATCGAAGGGATTGCGGGTGATGGTCATGGGGGGCTCCGGGGAATGTGGGGAGGATTTAGGGGGAAGGATCAGGCGGCGTCGCGGGCAATGATGCCAAGTGCTGCCAGTTCGGTAATCTTGGTGGTGATCTTTGCCGCGTCATTGACGGTGGCGTCGTAAGCCAACCCGGCGCGCGAGACGATCGCCGGGCCACGGGTCACGACAATGCCGATGGCATCCGCCAGCGTGGCATCGACCGCATAAAGCAGCACGGCGGCGGCAACCTCTGCGCCATCTGACCCGCCATCACTGGCAAGGGTATATTTGCTGCTGACGGTAATGCGCCCGAGGATAGAGCCGACGGGATAGGCCGTGCCGGACAGCAGGGTAACGGTGTCGCGGGTGAAGTTCGGGTTGACCTCGTATTTGAGGACATCGCCCATGCTGGGCGGTTGGGTCAGGACGGTCATGGATCAGGCTCCGTGAGTGGGGGTGGGTTTGGAAATCAGCGCACCGGTCAGTGGGCTGCGTCAGTTGCGGCCTGTTTGGCAGCGGCAATCAGCGGGCTGTCTTTGGCGGCAGATGGTGCAGGCGCGCTGGCGACGATCCCGGCAGCATCACCGCGCGCGGCCAGATCCTCGAGCACCTGCGCACGCAGGGCTTCGGGTTTCAGGCCACGTTTCACCGCATCTGCGGTATCGATCTGCACGCCGAGCCGGGCGGCCTGTGCGCAGACCTGCGCCACTTCGGCAGCTTCGGCGCGGATGGCATTGGCGTCCAATACGGCGGCGGCAGGCACAACCGGGTCGGATTGCCGCGCTGGCGTGTGGGCAACCGGCACCGGTGCCTGTGCTGGCGTTGTTTCCGCCTGCGGTGCGGGTGCCTTGGGGTCCGTTTCATCTGCGGGGTCTGTGGTTGCAGTCATGGGTGTTTCCTTTCGTGGACTGGATGGATGTGTGGTAATTGCTGCGCGCGATATCGGACCTGCGCGGTTGTGGATGCTTTCGGCAAAGGCCTGGAATGCGCTGCGGGGATCGGCCACGGCGTCAGCCAAACCAGCGGCCACGGCAGCAGCGCCGCGCAACACGGCGGCTTCGGTATCCAGGGCGGCATGTACGTCCAGCCGGTTGCCGCGCCCGGCGGCGACGGTCTGGGCGAACAGGGTTCGCAAGCCTTCCAACTCGGATTGCATCCGGGTGCGGATAGCTTCGGGCAATGGCTCATAAGGATTGGCATCTGTCTTGTGTGCCCCGGCGTGCACCAGCGCGACCGTCACGCCTTTCTGTTCCAGCATGCCGCTCATTTCGGTGTGCAGGGTCACGACGCCAATGCTGCCGACCGCACCGGTACGTGGCAGGGTGATGTGATCCGCCTGAGACGCCAGAGCATAGCCTGCCGAGAGCGCGTGCTCAGCAACAAAGGCATGGATCGGTTTCACCTCCCGCGCCGCACGGATGCGATCGGCCAGATCAAAGGCCCCGGCAACCTCGCCGCCAAAGCTGTCGATTTCCAGCGCAATGCCACGAACCTGTGGATCAGCAATCGCTGCATCAATCTGGGCAGTGATGCCCTCATAGGAGGTGAGCCCCGAGGATTGCCCGATCCATGCGCCGCGATGCACCAGTGTGCCTGCGATTTCGATCACGGCCATTCCGTTGGTCATTGCAAAGGGTCGATCTTCATTATCCGGTTGGCGCGCGGCTATCCCGCCGCCGATCAGCGACGCGTGGGCTGGCAGAGCGGTGCGGGTGACGTCAGATTCAGCCAGATCACCACCCCGGAAGGTGATCTCCTGCCCGGCGATCCGGGGACCGAGCCCGGAGAGAAAGGCCCGCGCCTTGGAAGGTTCCACCATCAGAGGTGTGTTGAACGCGCGCTGCGCGATCCGGGCGTGGTGCATCATTGATCTTTCTCGCTGTCAGACCGGCGTACCGATGCTTCCTGATCGGCGTCTTCGCCTTGATCTTCCGAATTGCTGTCTTGCCCATTGCCCTGGCCCGGTGCCTGCGCGGGCGATCCGGGTCTGCGGAAATCCAGACCCAACGCGAGTTCGCGTTTGCGTTCAGCCGCGATCTCGCGCTCGACCTGCTCGGCGTCATAGCCACGTTCCGACAAGGCTTGCGTGCGCGATTTCAAACCCGCTTCGATCTGCAGGATTTCAGCCGAGGCATCCTTCATCGGATCCACCCAGTCCCATTTGGTCGGCAGCCACATGCAGGCCTGATACTGACGCCGTTTCGCGTCATACTCCGGCAGCTCCAGCGCGCCTGACAGAACGGCCATGTCCATCCAGCGCATCCAGACCGCGCGGCACATCTGGTAAACCAGCACGCCATGTTGCCAGGCAGAGATGCGTCTGCGGAAATCCACCAGAGAAATCCGTGTGTTGGAGAAGTTGCCCTTGGCGGTGTCGTTGGTCAGATAGCCATAGGGAACGCCCAGCGCCGCCGAGATTTGCAGCAGGGTGCGGTATTGAAACGGCTCGTAAGTGGATCCGGAATCCGGGGTTGCCGGGGTGGAAACATCCTCTCCGGGATCCAGCCGAACCACCTGGCCGGGTTCGACTTCCAGATCCTCGTCCGCCGGTTCCAGCGGGGTTTCCGGCGCAGGCGAGGTAATGAACATAGCGAACATAGCCGCAGTCTTTTTACGCTCAAGCTCGGCATCGTCATAAAGGTCCAGCGTGAACAGCTTGACGATGGCCGGAGAGAACCGGGAAACCCCGCGCAGCTGACCCGCCTCAACCGGATCAATGATGTGGATGATGTCGCTTGCAGGCACCCGGACAGTTTCACCCGCAAGACCGGGATCGGTCATGTCACCCGGATGGCGGCGCAGGAAATGGTAAGCCACGCGTCGTCCGATGGCATTGAACTCGATGCCCTGCCGGATCAGCCCGCCTCCCTGAAGTTCGCGATTCATGGCAAACGGCAGCATTTCCGAGGGCAGCATCTGCAATTGCAGCGGCACAGTCAGGCCATCCGAGGCGCGCCGGGGCCGGATGCGCAGGAACACCTCGCCTGCTAAAAACACCTCGCGGGTAGCGCGTCGCTGCAACCCGTAGAAATCCGTCAGCCCTTCGGCGTCAGCCTCATCCGTCCAGGCCAGCCACAAGGTTTGCAGCTCTTCCTTCAGCGCTGCATCGGCAATCGACGAAGACGGCTTGATCCCGTCACCGACCACGTTGCAGGCAAACGCCTCAACGGCGTTGGCGGCGTAGCCATTGTTGCGCACCAGCCAGCGGGCCCGGGCGGTGATGGTCTCGCCAGCTCCGGCAATCAGCGTGTTCACATGGGCGCGTGAGGCGCGAAAGCCCCGCAGGCGGCGGTGCATCTGTGCCGCGTCAAAGCCACCGATCACCGCGCCCAGCCGCTGGCGAAACCCCTCCAACACCATGGCTCAGAGCCCCTTGGTGGCAATTGTGCCCCAGCGCCGCCGCCAACCTGTTCCGGACATAGTGGCAATCCGGCCCTCAAGATCGGCAATGGCGTTGGCCAGTTCAATGTCCGAACCATAGGTGATGGTGCGCCCGTCATAGCTCACGGATCGCACGCCTGCGTAGCGCGCCTCCTGCAGCGCAGTCAGCAGGGTGCGCATTCTATCGAGTTCCATCTCTTAATCCCTCATGAATCTGGGTGTGTAGGTCCGGCGCTTGCGGCGCGGAGTGGTCGGCGTGCCAGCTTTGGCGGGTTGTGGTGCGGTGTCGGTTTTAACTGTTTCGACCGCCATCGATTGCGGGCGCGTTTCAACCCCGGCCTGTTCTTCCAGCCGCCGCCATGTCGCCTCGTCCCAGCGATCAGCCCCGAGGATCCAAGCGGCGGCGCGGGCATAAACCCGGCAATCCAGCGCCTCGTT